ACGGGCATAGGCAGCCACTCCCGCTGCTGGTCAAACTGGACCCGGATCTGCTCGACCCAGAAGCTCTGAACATCGGCCGGCATGTTCCGACGGCTGTACCAACTCACCACCGTAGCGATGCAGGCCTCCTCCAGGTCATAGGGCAAATCCCGCTCCCCGATCCCCTTCCGGGCCTGCTCAGGCGTGATGTAACCGGCTTCGTACACGACCTCGACCGTGAGTCCAGGGCCGCCGGGCCATGAGCCGCCTCTCCGGACGAGCCGACCTGCTGGAGCGTCGACGTCGTACTCCTCGGGCGAAACCTGGATGCCGTCAGCAGTCACGCTCTCCACGCGGATAACGGGATACAGAGGCAGAAGTAGCACCGGCCGCCCGGGCCCTTCGAGTCGGTCCGCCCTCTGCGCCCTGGCAAAGTCCCGGTCGCAGTAGCTACGGATGGCATCGCTAGCGCTGTTGATCAGGCGCGCCAACACCGCGTCCTGACTTGTGTCGCTCGGGTCCAGACCAAGCTGTTGCCGCACCGCCTCGATTGTCGTGAGAGCGTGTTCCGACAACATCCCTTGCACCTCAGTTCTTCTGCCTCCGCCCCCGGGTTACGGCTGGCCTGGTGCTGGCAACCTCTACCGCGGGCTGGGCCGCAATCTCCTCAGTAGGCTCCACCGACTCGGCCATTCCGCGCTCAATGAGCCGCTGGGCCGTAGCCTCGTCGCACTCGATCACGTCCCCTGGTCGTGCGTCCACCGTGGGACCAGCCAGGGCAGTCAGCAACCGCACTCGCATCATCTCACCCCACAGGGGGAGGGCGGGGACTTTCCCCGCCCTCCGTCGGTCAGTTTNTTAGCTCTCGGGGTGGACAAGCACCTTGACGGCCTCGGTGAGGATCAGGCGACCATCCACCCGCTGGTACGCGCGGAAGCCCACCTGGCCCGTTTTCGCGAACAGCTCACCGAGCCTCTGAATAAAGCGGCCCCGACGGTCGACAATCCAGTAGTAACTGAAATCGCCGAACACCAGGGACCGGTTGCCAGCGCCGATCTCCGGCACGTAGTCGCTAGTGACGATGGGCCGACCCAGCAGGGTGTCCGGTTGCCCCTGAGACAAGCTGGGCTGCCACAGATAGCGGCCCTCGTTGTCCTTCAGCTTGCGCAGAGCCAGGACCGTGCTGTCGTTTGCCAACCACGTCGCCCGCCGCCGGTAGGGCCGCCGCAGCGAGTGGTAAAGGTCGAAAATCTCATCTGCGGCGATGGCCGTCGGCGAAGCCGCGATGTGGCCCACCTGCGCGTCGAGCACAACACCCCGCGGCTTGCCGATACCATCCCCGACGAGGAACGCCTCTTCCTCTTTACGGCCCATGGTGCGCCCATAGTTGGACACCACGTAGGCCTCGAGATCGAAAGCGGCGTCCTGCAACAGTTCCTCGCTGATCCGCATGAGCCGGGTCAGCTTGTGCGCCCGCAGGGTCTTCTGGGTGAACTTGGCGTCGGATTCCGCGTACTCGCCTTCCTCCGCAGTCCAGTAGGCCTCGCCGGTGTCCTCCTCGATGGGAACGTCCCGATCGGTGTCCATCGTAATGACGGTGGCCAGGGTCCGCATGACGTTCTCGTCCTCGAGCGCCTGAACCAACCGCCGCTCCAGCTCATGCGGCACGAGGTAGCCGCCCGCGGAGTCGGTACCCCGGTTCAAGGCGCGGTACTCCTCCGGCCCCAACAGGTTCTTGCCGTGCCGCATCCAGGTGTTCCAGGCAGCCCGGTACTCGGGGCCAGAGTTGGGCAGGTTTGCGGCCCGGTCCTCGCCCTGACCCTCGGGAACCGGCCGAAGTTCCAGTCGCCGGGTCTCGATGAGTTCAGACAGCTCCTTCTCAATAGCCGACAAACGCTCCTCGCGCTCAATGATCTGCTTCAACGCGTCAACATCTGCCATGATCCGATCCCATTGCTCCTGCTCCTCGGCAGTCAGGCTCCGGCCCTCGGCCTCAGCGGTGTCGAGGATCTTCCGGGCCTGCTCGACAAGGGCTGCGCGCTTGCGACGCAGTTCCAAGGTCTTCATGATGGTCGTCCTCCTTTTGGCCGCGAAAAAACCGCCCTCATCGGGCGGTTTCGCGTGTGGTGTGATGTGATTCTGGCAGCACTCAGATGCGCATCGCCAATTCCAGGCGCCGGCGCAACATCTCCAGGCTTCGCCCCTGCTCCGCCCGAAGTTCTTCGTTGCGCTGCTCCTGCTCGGACTCGCCAGCCCCCTGGCTCGGCTCATCCGGCACAAGGCTCCGCAGCACCTCGATAGCTGCCAACACCATATCGCGGTCCGTGTTCGTCAAGGATAGACCGCGCTGGTAGCGATACATGATGCCGGCCAGGGCCTCCCAGTCAATGCCGCTGGCCTGCAGAATGCTCCGCACATGCACGTCCGTCTGGGGGTAGGCCGGGAACGTCACGACGGACACGTCGTGGAGTCGCACCTTCTTGAGGATGCGGATGTTCTCCCCATTTTCCTTGCTGAACTCCTCGTCTACCACCGTGAACGCGAACGACATCTGGTTCACGTCGCCCCGCCGAATCGAAACGAGCAAGTCGCGGGCCCACTGAGTGTCAGGCGGATCGATCTCCACGGCTAGACCCCTGTCGTCCTCGGCCAACCGCAAAGTGCCGGCCTTGTTGCGACCCAGGACGTAGTTGGGATCGTGATTCCAAAGCGCCCGGACATCGTCTTGCTTAATGGCCTCTTTAAAGGCCCCGGGGAGGATACGCTCCCGAAAGCCCCAAAGGGGCTCCGAAAGCTCGTTGAACACGGCCGCATGCCCCACGATTTTCGGCCGCTCATCTTCGTCGCCCTCCACCCGCATCTCCGCCATGGGAAATATGCGACGGCGAAATTCCACCGCCTTGTCAGCGAGTGCAAGATTCACGCGGATCATCACTCCTTCTCTCGTCATGCGGGCACGATCTGACAGGCGCAGCCCTCATGCAACGGCGGATGGCTAATCCGACTGCTGACCGTCAACGGACCGTCAGCTCCCGCCGGGTGCAATGTCTCACCCTCCAGGGCAAAAGCCCCTCGGATACCTACCACCTTGCCGTCCAGTTCGGCACAGTACGGGCAGGACTCGCCGCTGGTGGTTACCCAACGAAGATAGGTGACGCCGCCCTGCTCGTAGCCAAGGCGAGTAACCGCATTGCCGAGCCTCACCGTCTCGTAGGCGGCAATCTTCCCGGGCCGCCGCTCAACCCATTCGTCAAACCGCTGTGAGAGAGCGGCCACAATGTCCTCGCCGGCCGCCTCGGCGTCCAGTACCACTCGCCTCAGCTGGCCATGCGACTCTTGGATGTGGCGGGTAATGTAGGTCGCCATGTAGTCGCCGACAAACGTGTCCAGCGCCCCACGGTCCAGCTCCGTCCCCAGCTCCTCCTGGGCCTCACCCCATAGGGCCTCGGCCAAGGCCAGGAAAGCCGGGAACATAGCCTGCTGAATGAACGCCCGGTGATCTGCGTAGAACCGTCCCAGCCACTCGACGAACGCCTGGGCGCTGGAGCGCCGCCCAAAAACCCTTTCGGCCTCGCGCATAATGTCGGCGCGCTCCCTGCGGATAACCCGAGCGGCGGCGTCCATGATGACGGGACGGAACGACTCTTGGAGCCGGCGCCGCTTCTGAGCCGACCGCAAAGCGGCGGCAGGATGCGTCGCTGTGCGCCTGACCGCCTCCCACTTGGCTAACCGGACCGCAGGTGTGTCCTCGAATTCCTGCGGGTCCTGCCCAGCCACCCACTCCGCCGACACCATGTTCATGGGCACCAGGTAGATGTCGCCGCTCTTGCCGGGCAGGGGGTTCATGTTTTCGAGCTCACGCACGTCGTTCGCGCTCATCCATCCCCACTGCCTAGCCATCGCGTAGGCCCGGTACCGGCTCTCGATGTCGCCACGGAGCAAGCCCTCCACCAGGAACTCGGCAAAGTAGGTATCCCACTGCTCCCGGGGCAACAGGTGCACCTTGATGGACTGCTCCCAGCGAACAAACCACGGCCGGAATGAGTAAACGACGAGCTCGATGCTCTGCTGCTCGATATTGTTGTTCGTGCTCCGGTCCAAGTCTTTCAGAATGTGCGGCGGCAGGTTGAACCACCGCGCAATCTCCGTCACCTGGAACTTACGAGTTTGTAGGAACTGGCTGTCCTCGGGTGGGATGCCGATCTGCTGCCACTCCACGCCCTCTTCGAGGATGGCGATCCGGTGCGAGCGCTCCAGGCCACTGTGCAGTCGCTCCCAGTCAGCGCGGATGCGCTCTCGCGCCTTATCCGACAGCTGATTCGGATGCTTCAATACGCCAGCCGGCCGCCCACCCTCCCCGAACCACCGGGCACCGAATTCTTCGGTCGCTAGCGCGAGGCCGATAGCCTGGCGGGCAAGTGTGATAGGCGAGTAGCCGACCAACCCGTCGAAGCCGAGCCCCGGGATGTGCCACACCTCAGCCCTGGACAGCACCCGTCGCTCACCGTTCGGAAGCGTCACCTCATAAATCACATCACCGGGCGCAGCCGTCCCAAATGCGGTGCGCACAGGCTCATTCACACGGCGTACGGTCACCCGGTCTGGGCGCAAAGGCCATAGCTCTACGATCCTGCCCGCGTTGTCGAACACCTTGTAGGCGTAGGCGTTGCCCCATGTTACCAGGTGGCCCTGCAGCGTCTCCCGGAACTGCATCGCCGTCATCTCGGGGTTCGGTGCATCGTGCAGGAGACGGTACAGGTAATGGTCGCGGGCCCGCTCCTTGCCCCTGGGTTCCAGACGCCGGTACAAGATGAGCGGCAGGCTGCCGATAGTCTCGGCGTAGATGCGGATCGCATTGAAAACGGCGCTGTTGGTCAGCGCCGTTGTGTGATCCACGTGCACACCCGCATAAGTGCGACCGCCGCCGAGAACCTCAGAGAGCCAGGAGTCCGGCTGCGCCAGCGTGGCGGATCTCTTTTCAAAAAGTCGCGCGACGATGCCCACTCGTTAATCTCTCCTTGGCAAACTGGACCAAATGCCAAGTCCAAACAGGACGCCGCCCACAACGACCAGCGCCACCCACGGCCGCACCATCCAAAGCCCAGCGCCAGCCATGGCGAGACCACCGAACGTCAGGATGTCGGCCAAGTCGATGATGCTGCGCCGGTGCTGCTCCATCGGTGCCACCTCAAATCACGGTCAGCCCTCGGGTCTCATAGATGCTTGTCTTGGGCTTGTTGTGCCGCATCAGCCGGTCCAGGGCCATCACGAGAGCGACAATGCCGTCAATTTTGCCCTGCGATGTGGCCTTGTCCGGCTTCAGGTTTCCGGCCGGATCCATCTTCACCGAGACGTTCCCGGCCATCCAGTTGAGCACGGGATTGTTCCCGTGGTGGATCGCCTTACGCAACAGGCGCCGCTCGAACTCCTTCATCGGCGCCGCCATAGACATGAACCCTTGCCCCATGCCTACCACTTGAAGCCCTTCTTCGGCCAGCTCCGTGGCAAGCTGGTGGGCTTGAAACAGCCGGTCAACGTTAAGATCAACCAGCTGATACGTTTGGGCGTCCTTCAGGATCTGGGCCTTAACGAACGAATAATCCACGGCATTGCCCGGGGTAACGGTCAGGAACCCTTGTCGAGCCCACGCCCGGTAGTGCTCCCGATACCGGTTCTGTGGATCGTTGAGCCGCGCTTCCGGTACCCAGAATCGGGCGATGACGCTCAGGTTCTCGCCGTCTTCCCACGGGAACACCATCACCCAAGCAGTGATGTCAGTCGTGCTCGACAGGTCGAGGCCGCCGTAGCAGACGGCGCCCTTGAGCTTTTCCTCCAGTTGCTTGGCCGGGACCGGCCCGGCGTTTTCGGCCCACAGGTCCATGTCAATCCAGCGAGTTGTCTGCTGGACCCACACATTCAGCCGCTTCGTTAGAAACCCGTTCAGCGCCGTGGGCATGACCTTGGCTTTCTGGGCCAGCCGGCGCATATCATCGAGTTTTACGCTGATACCAAGGTTCGGGTTTGCTTTGACCCACACCGCCTCATCGAAAGGGTCGTCACCCTCATCGATGGTGGCGATGTAGGCGAACCAAGTGTCATCCTCTACCAACCCCTCAAGCACCTGCACCGAGTACTCCCGCAGCTCGTAGCAGATGCTCTCCCGGTCGTGACCAGCCGTCGTAATGGCCCAGATGAGCGGCTGCCTGCGGGCGCCCGTAGCCGTCTCCAGCACGTCCCAGACCTCTCTGGTGGGGTGGGCGTGCAACTCATCCACGATGGCGCAATGGATGTTGAGGCCATCCAGGCCGTCCAGGTCGGCCCCAAGTGGCTCGAATTTGCTTGCCGTCTCGGGCACATGCATGTTGCCCTTGCCCGGCAGCACATTAATGCGTTGCCGCAGAGCAGGGGATTTCTGGACCATCCGGGCCGCTTCGTCCCAAACGATGCGGGCCTGTTCCTTCTTCGTGGCAGCCGAGTACACTTCGGCGCCCGGCTCACCGTCAGCGTCGAGCATGTACAGCCCAATGCCAGCGGCCTCGGTCGATTTGCCGTTCTTGCGAGCCACCTCGTTGTAGGCCGTCCGGAAGCGCCGGACGACCTCGCCCGTGTCCGTCTCCCGCATCCACCCGAAAACAGAGCCGATGCGAAACTGCTGCCATGGCTGGAGTTCGACGACCGCTCCCGCCCACTCGCCCTTGGAATGGCGAAGGAAGCGAAAGAAGTCAATCGCATGTTGGGCCGCGTCGACATCAAAAAAGAGACCTCGTTCCTCGCCGGTTTCGAGGTCTCGTAAGTGCCGCTCACAGGCTAACCGGGCTAGGCGGCCGGCGATGACCTTGCCGTCAACGACGTCCCTGGCGTACTTGGTGACTGGATCGTCAACCGCCCTTCGCCTGGCCACGGCGCCTGAACTCCTCGTACTCGTCGGTCTCGTCCTCCAGCGACGGCAGTGCCAGCCGCACGCGGGCCGACGGAGTCAAGCCAAATTCGGCCAGGTACGCCCGAAAGGAAGTGCTGTGGTCCCTAAGCACCTGATGCAGCGGGTGCTTGCGGGGCAGGCCGCGCTCGTCAACCGTCGTGATGCCCTCTTCTCGGATCTTCCGGGCAGCCTCGACAGCCAGCGCGTAGTGAAGCAGGGTCATTGCAAAAGCCGGACCATCAACGGTGGTCAAGAGCCCCAGGCGCTCCAACTCGGGGGCCAGCTCGTCCCACTTAGCCCGCGCCTCTTCGGGCAGCCAGTCCGGGCAGGGAGGCGCCACCGGCTGCGGCTTGGGTTCTGCTTCGGGCAAGGGGCGACGGCCCGGATTGCCGGACAACACTTTCAAGTGCGTTGGTTTTGGTTTGCGTCCACGAACAGCCATGGGGCGCACCCCCTTTCGTGGTCCCTTGGATCGCCTACAACCCATCCACTCGTCTAAAGTGATCGAGAGGGAAGATGATCACACCGTTGCGCGTCTCGAAAAACTTGCCCGTAGTCAAGCGGTCAAGCGGCGCCATGATCCAGCCCACTTCCGGATCCTGGATGATTAGGATAGCCCGGATACCTTTTTCTGCCTGTAGCGCCAATCGCGCATGTAGCTGGCTACGATTAAGGCCATGGCCTGCAAACGGNGGCGGTTCAAATCGCGCCTTCGCCTTGACCTCAAATGACCACCATCGGCCCTGCTTATCACGGGCTATCCAGTCGGGNCGCTGGATGTGCTGAAACCCAAGCTTCCTGAGATGCCTTAGAACGCGTTCCTCGGCTTCCGTCCACTCAGCCACGAGCCTCACCGCCGATGAAGGCCCGGGCGCGTTCGAACATCTCTCTGTTCAACTCGATCCCTATATAGTTAAGGCCGCCAAATTCCNTGGCGGCCTTAATCGTCGCACCGCTCCCCATGAACGGGTCGCAAACGGTGTCGGCTTTACGGGCCGATGCTTCAAGCAGGATCTTAATCAGATCAACGGGTTTCTGGGTCGGATGTATCATCTGAGACGAATGCAGCCTCGGCACAGCAATAATGTCCTGCTTGCGCTCATTCAGCGGCCGNTGCCCCTTCGTAGCGAAGATGATCATCTCGTACCGGTTGCCCCAGGAATATTCCAGGTCACCGGCCCCATGGTTCCCCTTGTCCCATATGAGGACGTTGCGAACCGTGAAACCGTGCTTTTCGATGATGGCGCGGAATTGGGGTTCCGTCTGCCAGCCGACGAAGACATACATGTGAGCATCCGGCTTNGTCTTCCGTGCAAGCTGGCTGCAAACCACATCGAAAGTCTCCAGGGCTTGCTGAAGCTCGTCGTTGGCAATCCCTTGGCGGGTGATATGATCACTGTACTGGCTGCGGTTGCTGTGGTAGTCGATCCCATACGGTGGGTCGGTGATGACGATATCGATGCAACCGTCCGGCAACTCGTTCAGGACGTGTACGGCGTCGCCACAGTACAACCGGTTCTGCGCTTCGGTGTTCAGGTCGGCGATCTTCCGGCGCAGCTGGGCCTCGGTCTGGAAGGCATCCGATTCGATCAACTGGATGACGCCTTCCAAGTCGTCGCTGTTCACCAATTCCGCTTCCGCGATCTTCGCGAACTCCACCCAGCGCCGATACTTGGCAGCCTCCTTTTGCACCTTGTCCTTCGTCCACCGGCACTTATCGGCGATGAAGGCTTCGATCAGACGCATCTGATACTTTGCCGGCAGGTCGTACAGGCCGCTGGTGCGGAACCAGCCTTCGGTGAAGTTGAAGGTTGGTGCATTTGCACCATCCGATGGTGCACGACCCTCCTGGTGCAGTCTGGCTAAATCCAGAACTTCTGCACCAACCCGATCTGACAGCCGAATGTAATCCTTGACCTGTTCGCGGCTCCACCCGATCCTCTCTGCGA